GTAGTACTGGCCCTACGGGCAGTACTGGGCCAACTGGGCCTACAGGTCAGAAAGGCCAAAAAGGACAAACGGGTGACACTGGTCCTACGGGACCATCGGGTTCTACGGGTCCGACAGGACAAAAAGGACAAAAAGGGGAAACAGGCAGTACAGGTGGGACAGGGCCGACAGGTCCAACTGGTCCTACTGGGCCTGCAGGCTCTGATGCTTCGCTTCCATCTGGTGTAATCGTTATATGGTCTGGGTCTACAGCGTCTATACCAGCTGGTTGGTATCTGTGTAACGGTGCAAACGGTACACCAGACTTGCGTGACCGCTTTGTTGTTGGTGCTGGTTCTTCTTATGCTGTAGGTGCTACTGGCGGCGCAGCAAGCGTCACTCTTACTGTTAGTCAAATTCCAGCTCACACCCACACCGATACAGCCTATAAGGCAAACTATGGTGGATCGGGAGTACATCCTGCATGGGAGGGTAATGGTTATTCTCCACAAACAATTACGTCAAATAGCACTGGCGGCGGTGGCTCACACGAGAACAGACCACCGTACTATGCGCTTGCGTACATCATGAAGTCATAAGGAGATTGTAGATGCCAACTACACCTGAAGAAGTTCGTGCGCAAAGGGATGAAAAGCTAACGAAAGAGTTTGACCCTGTTCGTTGTAATCCATTGCGCTGGAACGAACTAACTGACGACCAGTTAGTAGAATGGTTAAATTTCAGACAATTATTGCTGGACATACCAGAACAAGATGGCTTCCCAGAAACCGTGGTGTGGCCCACAAAACCATCATAGGATAGAATATATTTAACTAAACTTTAAACGGGTGGGGAGATGGTAAGACAAAACTGGAGAATATGGCTCAGTTCCATAGATGTTTCTGCAATACTAGAACAGCCTGAAACAAAAAATGTAACTCAAGCGTCTACGTTTGGCGGCGAGAATTTAGATCATCGTCGTAGTCGCGTAGCTTGGCTCACAGGTAATCAGGAAGTGCAATCTCTTCTTGAGCCATATGTAGCAGAGGCTATAACAATTATGGGCATTGATATAGAATTCAATGCTGAGATGCAGTTCACAGAATATCACGCCTCAGAGGGGGGCAAGTATGATTGGCATCATGATGTAGATTGGAACAACAATGACGGTACAGATCGCAAGCTATCATTGACGGTGCAGTTAAGTGATCCATCTGATTATGATGGTGGAGATTTTGAGTTTTCAGAAGTTGAGCAACTGCCAATAGCTGCCAAACAGCAAGGGACTGTTATGGTATTTCCTAGCTATCTTGCACACAGGGTTACACCCGTAACTAGGGGAGTTCGTCGATCTCTCGTTGCTTGGTTCTCTGGTCCAAAATGGCGATAATATATCAGATAAGCCTACATGGTTCTGCATTCGATGTTCGAGACTTGTCGTGGCAGGAGGCTAAATCACAAAGTGGGTGCAAGCCAGATGCAGAATGGTTGGACCCTATACACAAACGATCTTTGTTAAAGGGGGAGTTTGGCTGCGCGGTAAGTCATTTACGTGTATGGGAGCGAATAGTTCAATCGAACTTAAATGGGATTATCTTAGAAGAAGATGCTGTCTTTGATTCTATTGATGTTGGGCATGTAGATTCTTTATTGGCAAGATGTGATAGCGTATGGTTGGGTTATCGCTGGAATGACATGGGATATTGGTACAACTGTCATGCTTATGCGCTATCCCCAAGAACAGCAAAGCACTTGATCGAAGGCTTTAAAGATAGCATTATACCTGTAGATGAGTGGGTTCCTTCTAAGCTGAAGGGTAAAAATAATTACTTCTATAAAGATGAAGTGGTCAAACAAATCCCACGAGACATTAGGCCGTCTACAATAGAGGAGACAGAAGTGTTAAGTGGTGGGGTAAATTTTAAGATTGTGACTGTTGCTACAGAGCCAGAAAAGATGTGGGCTTTAGAGCAGTCAGCAAAGAAGTACGGGGTAGAAGTACATAACTTAGGTAAAGATCATCCTTGGAGAGACCCTATGGATGGGCTTGCTGGGATGCCAAAGATACAACTTGTGAATGAATACTTGGCTACTTTGCAGGACGATGATGTGGTCTTGTTTATGGACGGGTACGACACGTTCTTTGCAGATGATCCTAAAGTTGTTCTAGAAAGATACTTACAGTTTGGCGCTGATATTGTGTTTGGTGCTGAAAGCGAACACTGGCCTTTAGTTGATGATGAGTTCATGCGTAACAAGTGGCCTGATACTGGGACACCTTACAGATATTTAAACAGCGGTCTTTACATTGGCAGAGCTAAAGCTCTTCACGCATTTATTTCACAGAATGCGCCTAACGAATCAAACAAAGATGACCAGCTTTACTGTCAGTTGAGATACCTCAAAACGCTGCCGCCTCAAATAGTGGATAAGGGTTATCGTTTTCCATACACAGTAAAGTTAGATACTGAAGCGTACATCTTTCAGAACCATGAACCAAACATACGTGTCGTAGAGGGGCAGCTTTGGAACGATGTTACAGGTTGCTGCGGCTGCATATATCACGGCAATGGCGGTGCGGATGCAAAGGCTCTTTTTGTTTCTATGGCTAAAAGGTTTGGTCTAGTTGAAAGGGCACAGCCTGTAAGTCCGTACTATTTAACTTTGGACTATGATGAAGTTGGCCCAGATATTCTTGTTACTGATTTCCTATCTCAACGGCAATGTGATTTCTTAATTCAGAAATCTGAAAGCTATGGCGGCTGGAGTCAAATGGATGGGGATAAGTTCCCCGCTCAAGAGATACGCATTCGCAAGATGGGTTTGTGGCACGAATATGAAAGGCTGTGGGCAGAAAAGCTGGCAAAGATATGTGAGCAGTACTGGACCCCAGAAGCTTACGTTGGTTTACGCGATGCGTTTACTATGAAGTATTCTATGGACACACAGACAACTCTGGGTCTGCATACAGACGCTTCATTGTTTACTGGTAGCGTAAAGCTTAACGACAATTATTCTGGGGCCGAACTCATATTCCCACGTCAAAACTTCACAAACAAAGACGTTCCTGTAGGTAAGTGTATATTATTCCCAGGCATGGTAACTCATGGGCATTCAGTCAATGAGCTTTTGGAGGGCGTTAAGTACAGTCTCACTATGTGGACGAGCAGGTACAAAGGTGACCTAAATGAATAAGTTTTTTGTTGAGATTGGCGCTGCTAATTTTGATACTCTCCTACCCTTAGCCCAGATGGGTTGGAGCGGAATTGTTGTAGAGCCTGTGCCTCGTCTTTATGAAGAATGCAAAAGAATGTTTGCTAATTATGATGTCACAGTGGTTCAAGCTGCTGTGTCTGATTACAATGGGGAAATAGACTTTGCAGTAGCACGAGATGACGGCTCTTGGTTGTCTGGGTGTTCTCATGTCGTAAGTGATAATCACTTAGGTTACAAACTTAGCACAAGTCCAGACAGGATCGGTGACTTTGACGAAAGAATAGTTGTTCCTTGCATTACGCTAGACACATTATTGCAGGGCGTAGATTCCGTAGACCTTATGAAAGTAGATGCCGAAGGCCATGAAAACAATATCTTTAATAGCTATTCGTTTCGCATAAAGCCTTCAGTTGTAAAGATTGAACACAAGCACATAGATGACAAGTTGCTAGTCAGAAATTTAGAATCCAATGGGTATTTGGTTTGGACGGAAAAAGATGATATATATGGGATAATCTAACAAAGGACACTTTGTATGCTTACCCAACGCCCCATAGCCAGCGCCCCGATAGGCACGTCTGGTAATTCTGCCTTCTATATTGATTTGGTCAGCGGCACCTTTACGCTCAGTATGCATGGTGCTGCAAAGCTAATTACAAATGTCAAAGAAACAGGCGTATTTACCTTAGACGGTAGAGCTATAACATTCACAATAGCGCTGAATGTAAACGCCGACTCTGGTTCGTTTGCCTTAACTGGACAAAACGTGAACCTAAGACGCGGCAAGGTTATGGTCGCTGATAGCGGCTCGTTTACTTATACGGGCTATGCTATTGAAAACCAAATAGCGTTGAGTGTTGACCTAGCGTCAGGCACATTCACAATAACTGATCAGGATGCTGCAGTAACCGCACAGCTAAACATGGATGCGGATTCTGGTACGTTTACTTATACTGGTCAGACTATCAGAAGGCAGCGTACTGAGGTAACTCAATCAGGAACCTTCACACTTACAGGACAAGATGTAGGCACCCGTATAGCCTTAAATGAATCTCTTGAGGCTGGCTCCTTCTCCATAACAGGACGAGATATAACTGGCGATATAACTGAAGTTGTTACGTCTGGTTCATTTACCTTAACTGGTAATGATGCTGATTTCGCAAAGGCAATGAATATAGATGCGGCTTCGGGATCGTTCTCTCTTGCGGGTCAGGATGCTTCATTTGCTATAGCAATGAATGTCGATTTGGACTCTGGTACGTTTGTTCTTACTGGGCAAGATATTACCGAAGACATTACTGAAGTCATAGAGGCTGGATCATTTATCCTTACAGGGCAAGATGCTTCTGTTAATGCGCAGCTAAATATTTCTGCTGATTCAGGTTCGTTTACACTGACAGGCCAAGACGCGACATTTGTTGTTGCCATCACTATGAGCGCAGAGAGTGGAACATTTGTTCTAACTGGTCAGGATATACCGAAGTCCATCTCAGAACTCCTAGAGTCTGGAACATTTACATA